TTTGCAATCACTTTTCGCTTATCTGCGTTAAGTGTTATTTTTTTCTCTTTAGTCATGCTACCTCTTTCTGTATTTATTTTTTGCATAAATGTTTTTTATCACTTGACAATAGGATAGTCAAGTATTATATTGGATTAGTTAATTAGAGATATAAAACGTTATATGCAAAATACTAGTACTCTCTAATTAGCTGGGACAACTTCTGGTTGTAGGCTTCAACCCAACCAGAACTGATCCCGGGCTCTATAGGGATGAGACACAGAATTCTGAGACGGCTCAATACTAGTGTGTCGCCGAATAACTGTAGGGCCCGGGATCAGTAGTGAGGTCGCTGGAAGCCCTACGGGGTAAAAAAACTACTTCCCGAAGACCTACTGATCCCTGATCCATTGATGACGGTAAAGGCTATAGCACACTGACCTACCCAATGGATCTGGGATCAGTGAGAGGGTGTACTAATTCCGGACAGCCTCACTGATCGCTGGACACTAGCACTGGATACAGTGTTAGGCCTGTTGCCCGGGCTGTTAAAATAAAGCACGCCGGCCTCAATCTAGTGTCCTGCGATCAGTTGTGATTACAGGCGTATCAATAAGCTGAAGCTGTAATTGAGAATGATACGTTGCGCGACAGCTGGTCAGGACCAGTGAGAAATACATACTAGTTATTAAACTCACTGGGCCGCAAGCCTCAAGCTTCAAGCTTCAAGCTTGACAATTGGTCCGGGATACTGTAGGATGAATTTAGAAAGGATAAATTATGGACAAAGAAGTAAACGGACATTTGTATATAGCAAATGATAACCTGAAGAGAATAGCGGACGCCCTGGATACTATCATTAAGATGATAAAAGAAGATCAGGAGCGAATGAAGAAATTAAATGAAGAGAATTAAACATAATGATTTGCTGCCATGGTTCACTCAGGACCATGGCACATTGCCAGCCAGCTACCTGCGCAGCTGCAGGAAGTTTTTTAAGAGCCTGAAGCCACAAGCTTCAAGCCACAAGCTCCAAGCGGCAAGCTTGACAAATAAAGATTATAGGATTATAAAGGATATATGAAAACAGATGAAGCATTAAAAATTATAGGAGGCAGCCTGAGCAAGCCTTCAAAGATGCCTGGCTGGTCGATAGGTTTACCTGCCAAGGAATGCAAGACAGGCGGCAAGCTTCAGGCTGTGAAGGGCTCAGTATGTTATGACTGCTATGCATTAAAAGGTTGTTACGTCTTCAAGGTTGTTCAGGATGCACAGTACAGGAGACTGGCAGCTATCAAGGACCCGAGCTGGGTCCAGGCAATGTCTCACCTGATCAACAGCAAGAAGCCGGATGTATTCCGATGGCATGACAGCGGCGATGTTCAGGATCTAGATCATTTAAATAAAATTTATGAGGTTTGCAGGTTAACACCCTCTAAGCGTCACTGGTTACCGACTCGTGAAGCATGGATCAAGCAGCACCTGCATGATAAGCCAGACAATTTAGTCATACGATTTAGCGCGCCGATGGTAGACCAGACGGCGCCTGCTTCGTGGCCTAACTCTTCTGAAGTGGTGACAGCTGGCGCTACATGTCCCGCAGCTCAACAAGACAATGAATGCAGGGACTGCCGGGCATGCTGGGATTCAACAGTAAAGGTTATAAAATATGGAAAACACTAAAAACAAAAAAGAAATAATTGAAGAGCTGGAGGGTATATTGAAATCTAACAAAGATAATATATACTGTGATGAATACCAGCTGGCAGATATGATTAGGGAAGCATTAAAATTGCATGATGTTTAGACACCCAAAATATTATAAAGAATTACGCAAGCGTAATAAAGAGCTCCAGGCAGCAACACGTGACCTAGCAGGAGCTCATTCGGATCAGGCAATTAGTTTGAGAGAGTCGGAGACGTCCGCTGGAGAACGTTCGCCTGGTCCGGGCCCCAAGCGGCAAGCCACAAGCCTCAAGCCTCAAGCGCCAAGCTTCTCGAAGAAGAGGCCACAAGCCTCAAGCCCCAAGCAGCAAGCCTCAAGCGACAAGCCACAAGCTGCAAGCTCCAAGATCTGAGAACCACGGAA